GTGAGAGTTCGAGTCTCTCCAAGTGTACAAAAAACTGTTCGAGTACTAATTATGACTTATCACTCTAATTGGGAAGTAGTGGGCAAATATACTAGAAGGTTGCTAATCAACATATATAATACGAATGGTTCTGATACTGAACCTGAGATTAGAGCGGTTGGATTCCGAAGTGTTAATAGTTTTACAGGTCGTTCTGTCCTTGAGTTCTATCCTAAAAACTCTAAAAAAGGCAAGGTCTCTTAGCTTAGTTGGTAAAAGCAGCTCGCTCATAACGAGAAGATCATAAGTTCGAATCTTATAGGGACCACAACAATCTTATCCAATTTAAACCCATAAAAACCTACAAATCGTAGGTTTTCTTTTGTCTTACTTTACAATATTACTTGGATATATTATTATCCCTTCGTATATTACAACAAATAATAACAATCAACAAATAATAAAAAATGAAAGAAATACTGTACTTCTCTTCTGGCTGGTGTCAACCCTGTAAACAGTTATCACCTAGGATGGAAAAATTAAAGTCTGAAGGTAAAATTAATTATCGAAAAATTGATGTAGATCAAGATACTAACTTAACTGCAAAACATTCGATACGAAATATTCCTACTTTAATCTTACTAGAAAATGGTGAAGTTAAAGACAGACTATTAGGACTAAATACAGAACAGGTAATTCAAGACTTTTATAATAGGTAATAAAAATAAAAAATTTAATAATAAATTAAAATTTAATTAAAAATGAGTAAGTTTCAATCAAGTAAAGTATACGATGGGTTCTCTACGGTTTTTCGCCAATGGCGAGCCGCAGGAACCCATTGCTGATAGTCGATTTTTACATGGCTACGGTATTTCATTCAAAATATATTTTGAAGGGGAATTAGATGAAAAAAATTGGGTTATGGATTTTGGGATGGCTAAACGTGCCAAAACTTTAATAGATGGTAAACAACCCAAGGCATATTTCGATTATATATTTGACCACACAGTTATCATTGCTGAAGATGATCCTGAAGTAGAAGCATTTAAGCAAATGGGAGAAGCGGGAGTAGCACAAGTAAGAGTAATACCAGCTACTGGTGCTGAGAAATTTGCTGAATTTATCTTTAATAAGGTTAATCCATTCGTACTAGAAGAAACAGATGGTCGAGTTAGAGTTACTAAGGTGAAGTTTATGGAACATGGGAAAAATGCAGCATATTATTATGAGTAAAAGTATAATCTTAAAATAAAAAGTCATATGAGTAAATTTGAATCTAATAAACTATTAATATCTAGCGACTTTTACAGCGTTCAAGGAGAAGGGATTAGTACCGGCATACCCTCTTATTTTATAAGATTATCACATTGTAATTTACAATGTGGTATGTCTATGAAATTTTTAAGAGACATTAAAAAAGCAGGAACTGAAAAATTAGCTGATGGTGAAATATTTAAAGGTGATTTAGAATTAGAAGGTAAAGCAAGTTGGACTTGTGATAGTACCTCCCAATGGGCCCTTAGAGGTGAAAATCAAGATTTTAATTTTTTAATTAATAATTGGAAAGAACAGGGTATTTATGATGATGTAAATCATGGTATTATTCACTTAATTTGGACTGGTGGTGAACCAACTATTAAACAGCATCAAGAAGCTATTGTTAATTTTAATAACCATTGGAGAAATGAAATCCAATATGGAAACAATTGGCATGAATGGTTACCTTTTCAAGAAATTGAAACTAATGGTACAATATATATTGGAGATGAATTATTTTCAATACTTGACCAAATTAATTGTTCCCCTAAACTATCAAATTCAGGAATGACACCAAAACAACGTATAGTGGAACCCGCTATTAAACGTATAATGGAACATTCTAACTACCAATTTAAATTTGTAATATCAACCGAGGATGATATTAAAGAATTATTTAGGGATTTTGTTATTCCTTATGAAATCCCATTAAAAAATGTAATTTGTATGCCTGGTTTAGATTCCCGAACAGATTTCCATGAAAGAACACAATTCGTTTTAGAAATGGCTAAGATCTATAAGTTTAGGGCCTCTACACGTCTTCATATTTCTGCCTGGGATCGTACACTGGACTGTTAGGAGGAATTGGTATTTTTTTCCCCTTTTATATATTTATAATAAAATGAAAAAATGTAATAAATGTCAAGGGATTAAAGAAGAAAAATATTTTAATAAATCTGGGTTTTTTAAGAGTGGGAAAGTAAAATATACTTCTGATTGTAAAGAATGTAGAAAAAAACATTATATTGAAAATAAAGATAGTTATATTACCTCTGCAAAAAATAGATACTGTAATAATAGAGAAGAAATATTAAAGCAGATGAAAACTTGGCAGGGTTCTTCATTGAAACCTAAAGAATGGAGGGTAAAAAATCAAAATTACCTACAACAAAAGTCTAAAGAATGGTATTATTCTAATAGAGATAGATCTTTGAAAACCCAATATGAATGGAGGTTAAATAACAAAAAATATGCATCCGAATGGCAAAAAACAAATAAAGATAAAGTAAAACAATATAATAAAAAAGCAGATGCTAAGAAGAGAAAAGAAAGACCTTGGGTTATCGCTTGGAGAAACCAACTATCAGGTGTTTTAAAAAGACTAAAACAGAAAAACCAACCCTCTACATTAGATTCATTAAAATATTCACCACAACAACTCAAAGAACACCTTGAGTTGTTATGGTTAAAGGGGATGAGTTGGTCTAATTATGGAAGAAAAATAGGATGTTGGGAAATAGATCATATAAAACCCGTTAGTAAATTTGATGCAAATACTGAAGCATGCATAGTTAATTCATTAGATAATTTAAACCCCTTATGGGTAACTGATAATAGGAGAAAAGGAAATATATATATAGAAGAAAAATTGAGAAACATTAAAGATATAAACAATTAATTTGGATAAGCAAGAAGCACTTCGTATATTAGAAGAAATAAAGGAAAATATCAACATATGTTGTGCCATAACTATGGAACCCGATGAGGTATTAGTTTTAATAGATAAAATAGAAATTTATATAAATGGAGAATAAAATTATGGCTAAAAACGAAATTGAATTACTTAAAAAAGCAAATGAGGTAGAAGGAAGTATCAAAAAAACTATCCCTAGCCAAGAGTTAGAAATTGCCAAAGCAGGATATGCGAATGGTATTTCTACACAACTCCATAATTTGCTTGAGAGTGGGGAATGTCGTTCTTTAAATCAAAAAGAGAAGGAGGAAATAATAAATGAGGCTGCCAAACATTATGGTAAGTTCTTAACCGCACTTGGAGTTGATTGGGAAAATGATCCCAATTCGGACAACACTCCTTATCGTGTAAGTAAATCTTATGTTGAAGATGCTTTTAAGGGAAGATATAACCTTTTAAGTGATATCTCAAGTTTCCCTAGTAATTATACAGGTATAATTTTAGAAAAAAATATTGGTATTTATAGTAAATGTTCCCACCATCATGAAAGTGTAATTGGGTATTGCCATATTGCTTATATCCCAGGGGGGAAAGATAATAGAGTGGTGGGTTTAAGTAAACTTAATAGAATTTGTAGCTATTTTGCCTCTCGTGGATGTATCCAAGAAGACTTAACATTAGCAATACAAAAAGCAATAGATAAAATTTGTGAAAATAATTTGGGTACCTTAGTAATAATGGAAAATTCTCATAATTGTGTGAAATGTAGGGGAGTTCGTGATATTAATAGCTCTATGATAACTAGTTGTGGGAGTGGTGTGTTTTTAGATCATAATAAAACAGCTAAACAAGAAGTTTTTGATATGTTAAAAATATCCCCATCAAGATAATTCCTGCATTTGTGTTCTTATACAAAAATGTTATATTTATAATAAAACAACATGGTAGGAATTTATAAGATAACAAACCCTAAGGGAAGAATTTATATAGGTCAAAGTATTGATGTTAAACAGAGATGGAGGTGCTATGAGAGATATACTTATAACTGTAAAAATCAAGTCAAATTATTTAATTCTCTTATGAAATATGGTTATGGTAAACATCTGTTGGAGGTAATTGTAGAATGTGGGGAAGGGGAATTAGATGTATTAGAGAATAAATGGAAATTACATTTTGATAGTGTTGAAAAAGGGTTAAACCATTGTTATTGGGATTGTGCCTCTATGAAGGGGAGGAAACATACTAAAGCATCAATAAATAAAATCATAAAATCCCATACAGGAAGTAAACGTTCTGAAGAGACTAGGTTAAAAATGAGTTTAAATAGTGGTGTAAAAGGAATCCCTCGAACAGAGAAACAAAAGAAATCAACCTCTCAAGCTAATATGGGTAAAATCCGAGATTTAGAATTCTGTCTTAAAAGACGTAAAGAAGTTATACAGTATAGCCTAAATGGTGATTTTATTAAGGAGTGGGGAAGTATATTAGAAGCAGAGGAAAGGTTAAAAATTAAGGGAATTTCATCTAATTGTAGGGGTAATTCTAGGATGGCAGGTAAATATCAATGGGTCTATAAGTTTAATAATTACCCTTTGAGGATTAAGGAGTATAAGAACCCCACATCTTTACCCATAATCCAGTATAGTTTAGAAGGGGATTTTGTGAAAGAATGGAGTTCTATACATTCATCCATTAAATTTTTTAATGGGGGAGGGATACAAGGATGTTTATTAGGTAAGCAACTCACTTCATGTGGGTTTCTTTGGAAGTATAAAACCAAAAATTATCTACTAAAAATCCCACCTTTTAAAAGGGAGAAGATAGAAAGAAATAAAAATTTTATAGGGAAAATCTCCAAACCTATAACTCAACTCACCAAATCCGGAGAATTTATATCACATTTCCCTTCAATGAAATTAGCTGAGAAAGAAACTGGGGTTAGTGCCTATAACATAAGTGGTTGTGTTAGGAACAAACAAAAAACAGCAGGAGGGTATATTTGGGAATATCAAAAATAATTTGGATTTTACCCCAAACTTCAGTATATTATAACCAAATAAAATTAAAACACACCACTATTAAAATAAACAACCATGCAAAAAGCAGACAACAAATTAATATTAAGTTGGGAAGATTTAGATATTTTAGTTGAAAAACTATGTGAAAAAGTTATCACCGAATTACCAAATATAGACTCGGTACATGGGATAGCTAGAGGAGGTTTAATCCCCTCTGTAATGGTTTCACATATGTTAAATTTACCATACGTAGATTTAATAGGTCCAAATACCCTAGTAATAGATGATATAGCGGATACTGGTTTTACCTTAGAGAATGCACCTGGAGTTTATACAGCAGTTTTACATTATAAATCTCATACTAGCAGTTTTAAACCTAACATATGGGCAGCTGAACATACGGGGGATGAATGGGTGATTTACCCATTTGAAAGGAATGATTCTATCGAAAAACAAGATTATTTATTAAATATATAGAGTTATGAATAACACCTTAGATAAAGCAATCTTAGAATTTAGAATTCTAAGAAGCACAGTAGAAGACACAGTTCTTATGCCCTTTGAAGAAGAGATACTTGCCTTAGTAGGTAAGTTTGGTGAAAGTGGACAAAGTGGTTGTTCTGCACCTTATACTGCAGATATAATATCCCAGACCGTTAAAGACTTATGTTTACAAAACCCTATTTGTGGTATTACGGGTATAGATTTGGAATGGAATAAGGTTAGTGATGGTAGTGACAACCAAGAAATGTATCAAAATAAAAGATTATCGTCTGTATTTAAAGAAGGTAAAGATGGAAACCCATATTATTTAAATGCAATTGTCTTCAGAGGAGAAGATAACATCCACTTTACTGGTAACTCAGTTAAACTAAAAGATGGGAGTACTTTAAAAAGTAGACAATTTATTAATTTACCTTTTAAACCTAAGAGCTTTTATATTGATGTTATTGAAACCGAATGGGCAGATAAAAATGAATCTACTAGAAAAGAAGGTGGTGGTTGGTGGACATCCGTTGTAAAGGATGAAACTCAATTAAAAGAAGTATTTGAATATTATAATAAATAAAAATTAATCTAAATAAACAAAAAATTATGAATTATTGGCAAGTAGACGTAAAGTTATCAATTGAACATGAAAGTGGTAAAATCCAAAGAATAACAGAAAAATATTTAGTAGAAGCTGTATCTCCAACAGATGCCGAAGCAAAAGTTTATAAGGACTTTGAAGGGGAAAGTAATTTTACTGTGGATAAAATTGTAAAAACTAAAATTATTAAAATTATAGATTAATGGGAAAACAAACAAAATTAGATTTTGGATTTTCTAAAACAAAAGAATTTACATCCGTACCTTTTATAGATGAGGTAGAAATTTTTAATGATTTGATGGGTAAATCTTATCAAAACAGAACAACCCCTACCATCAACTTAGATGATGCCCAATTTGTAATTAATTTTATCCAAGAGGAGTTGGATGAATTAAAAGAAGCAGTAGAGGGGAATAATATTATTGGAGTTCTAGATGCTTTACTAGACATTACTTATGTAGGTTTAGGAAATGGAGCCTTAGTTTTTGGGTTAAAAGACAAAATAGAAGTAGGGTATGCTGAAGTCCAAGCTTCTAATATGTCTAAAATATGCTCTACTCTGGAGGAAGCAAAAGAAACAGTAAAGATTAGAAGCGAACAACAAGGAGAAAAATGCCATTATAAACCTGCGAGTGGTAAATATGTTGTGTATCGTAGTTCAGATAATAAGGTGATGAAGTCCATCAACTATTTTAAACCCAATCTATCACAATTTTTTACGGATGAAGAACTAATCCACCTTCACAACCCCATAGCTATTATTTAAAAAATATTTAACAAAACTTAGGCCCCCGCAGGGGGCCTTCATATATTGACGTAATAAAAATACACAAATGTCATATAAGAAATGTTATCAAGGTAAAAAATTAGGGAATAATTATTATGAGATGCACCTCTGGGAACAAGATGGAGAACACCAAATCATCCCGTATAATAATATTGCCTATCAAGAATGTTCTGAAGAAAGCCATTCTTTTAGAGGTTTAAATGGAGAGTTTCTAAAGCCAACCTCAAATTGGTTTTTTTCTAAAAACCCAAACTATAGCTCTAAAAACACCCCGGGTCTTCATTTTCAAGATATGAAACCTCACCAAAAATTCTTAGTAGAAAGATACGGAGTAAATGATACCCCTTCAACAGGACATAGGGAAGTATTTTTTGATATAGAATGTGAAATAGGAGGAGCATTAACTGAGGAATATATTGAAAGTGCACCTATGCCTATTACTTCAATAGCATGGTGGGATAAAACCCCTGATACCTGGCATATTCTAATTCTAGATAAAAAATCGGAATTAAAACATACAAAGACTAGAAATAAAGAAATAATTCCTTGTAAAACTGAAAATGAATTATTAGCCAAGTTTGTTGAGTTATTTAGAGAAATGGACCCTGATATTCTAGTTGGGTACAATTGTATCCCAAAAACCTCTAGAATATGGAAGGAAGATGAAATCATAGAAATCGAAAATCTACCTAAAACCACCCCACTACATGGGGGAAATAACAGAGTACTTCGATATGTGTCATCAAACATGAAGAACCAATACAATATCCTATTAGAGAATGGTAATATTATAAAAAGTAGCATAGACCACATTTTCCCAGTATATGAAAAAATATCAACATATCAATCATTAAACCCCTTATTGGGGAATTTATCTGATAAATCTGTAAAGGATATGATGGGAAATAATAATGACTTGTATTTGGAAGTTGTTAAAGGTAGCAATCCCAACAATGACCAAAATATGAGTTTAGTGGGGGGTGAGGATATTACATCCATAACTAATGATGATTTATATTTGTTGGGTCTTATATTCACTGATGGCTGGTATCATAATGAAAAAAATGGTGATAAAAATACTATTAGTGTATCTAATAGTTGTGTGGAGTTAATTGAAAATATTATACCCATAGCAAATATTTATAGGAGAAAATCATCCCAAATTGAGAATATTAACCAATTAAAACCCCACCAATCCAAACTTTACCCTAACGCTAAACCCAACTATAGGTTTAGAATGTTTAGTAAAAACTCACATGGTGGTAAGTTTAAGTTATTAAAAAAGTTAATTTATGGTGGTGATGATAAAAAATCACTTAATATAAACTTATTATCTAAGTTGTCTAAAAAACAATTTTCATCATTCTTTTCGGGGTGCATCGATGGGGATGGTAGTGTTAATAATAAATTTTTATCCTTCTGCAATTATGAAGGTAATATCCCTAAGGTTCATGAGTTGTTATTATGGAATGGTGTTTATTCTACAATTGAATCTTCCGAGAAAAACTTAAATATCCCTTACACCAACATATTTAATAACAAAACCTTTATTGAGGGTTTAAGTTTTAGAGGGTATAAGAGAGACCAGCAAAAAACCAAAATTAAGTATTTTGAATTCAAAAACAAACCCTCATGTAATGCCAAAAAGTATGTTCTTGAAGATAAAGTACTAGTTAGGATAAAAGAAATTATAGATACTAAGGAGGAGGTAGATATGTGTGATATAACTACATCAACAGGTTATTTTATTTATAAGGGGGTAAAAACCCATAACTGTGATTATTTTGACATTCCTTATTTATATTATAGAATGTGTAGGACCATAGGTAAAGATTGGGCTGATCATTTATCTCCTATTGGACAAGTTGTCTCCAAAAAGAATAATAAATACTTTTACAAGCAAAACCAATATGTAGATATTGTAGGAGTTGAATCTTTGGATTATATGAGATTACATAAAAAATATCACTGGAAGGATGAACCTAGTTGGAAGTTAGATGCTATTGGAGAAAAATATGTAGGGATGAATAAAATTGAATACGATGGAAATCTTGACCAATTATTCGCTACCGATATCCACAAATTTATTCAGTATAACTTTGTAGACGTAGAAATATTACAAAAGCTAGATGAAAAATTGCAATATATAGCGTTAACTAAGAATTTGGCACATAAGGGTAAACATAATTATAGTGAAGTTTATGCTAATAGTATTACACAAGATGGAGCAATTTCTGCTTATCTATTATCTCAAAATATAATTCCACCACCTAAAGAACCAAATCCTCAAAAGAAGGATACATATGCTGGGGGGTATTTATTTTGCCCTAAAGCAGGATTGTATAAATATATGTTTGATGAAGATTTAACATCATTATACCCCTCAATAATAATGTCTATAAATATAGGTAAGGAAACATTTGTAGGTAGTATTATAGATGCAGATGATCGTAATAGTAGATTGGGTTTTAATGATCTTAAGGAAATGGATTCTAAAAATTTACTACTAGTTGAAAACAGTAAAAGAAGACAAACCAATATAGAGGTTGGTGAGTTAATAAAAATAATTGAATCCCAAAAACTGGCAATATCAGCTAATGGTTCTATGTTTAGAACGGATAAAGAATCAGTATTATCTACTATTTTAAAAAAATGGTTTGAAGAAAGAGTAGAGTATAAAAAAAGGATGCAAAAAGCATATAAAGCAGGAGATAAGGAAGAAGGTGATCATTGGCATCGCTATCAACTTTGCCTCAAAATCTTACTTAATTCACTGTATGGTGCAACAGCTCTCCCAAGCTTTAGGTATAGTATGAACAATCAAGTTCTAAGTGAAGCCATAACCTTATCAGGTCACAGAATTATTTGTGAAAGTGCTTTGTGTGTAAATAAACACATGAATAAGGTTATAAGGAGTGAAGAGTTGACAGAGGAATTCAGACAATCCCTTGACTCCTAATATCCTTTTACATATATTACGTTATAAACGATGTAATAAAATTAGACATATAACACGACACACCAACATAGGTAATGCGTTAAACGCGCGTAAAATACGCAAAAATCCAACATAGTATGGCAATTAAAAAACAAACAATTAGAAAAAACCAACATCTAACATCCTTAGGTAGAGATATTCCTAAAGACGAAATTATTGCTCTAAGTGAAAACTGGACAGAACAACAAGAAAAATTCTTTAAAAAGATGTTGAAACAAGGAGGTGATTTTAAAGTTGGAGGGGTAAAATATAAAGTAACAATAGAAGAAAGAGATGACATTGATTCTAATGGTAATAAACCAACCAACCCCCCTCTAACACCCGGAGAAAGAACCTTTTAGCAATAAAATAATATAAATAAAAATACTAATATGAAATTCTTACAAGAAGTTCCAAAAAACATTTGTCCGAGTACTGACGTAAACTACGTCGCGTATTCGGATACATGATCTGATTCAATCTACATACACGCCGAACCATTACTTTTAAATTTATACCCTAATTTTGAGGAATTAAAGGACAAAGAAAAGGATAATATTTTAGAAAAAGTAGCCTTAAAGTATCAAGACGTAATTAATGAAGAATATGGTCTGTTAGCAAGTAAAGTCTTTAATGTGGCTGAGCACAGGTTGGAGATGAAAACTGAGGCTGTTATACGTGCTGCCTATTTTAGAGCAACTAGAAGATATGCACAATGGATTACAAAACAAGAAGGCATTGATAAAGAGATTTTAGATATTAAGGGTTTAGAGTTTATGAAAGCTAACTTTCCTCCTATCCTAGGTGAATTTTTTAATGACATACTCCACCAAGTATTAAAGGGTGGTAAAAAAGATGATATTTTAGAACAAATTAAAATATTTAAAAAATCTATACTAGACGGTTCAATTCCCCTTACAAAATTAGGGAACCCTACCGCTGTAAAAAAATTACAAAAATATTCTGGGAAAAACNCCAGAGCTGGGGAGATGTTTACTGAAATTTTAAAAGGTGCACCCGCTCCTGTAAGAGCGGCTGTTCGTTATAATGATTTATTAAGATTATGGCAATTAGATAAAAAATATAATTTAATAACACAATCTGATAAGATTAAATTTATATATTTAAAAGATAACCCTTATAAGATTGAGGCATTAGCATTTCAAAGTCATGACATTCCTGAAAAAATTAATGAATTTTTAGAAAGGTATGCTGATAGGCAAAAAATATTTGACTCCATACTACTAAATAAATTGAGTGGGTTCTTTTCAGACCTGGGATGGGGCCTTGAGTTGAATCCTTTTGTTAATGCTTTAAAATCCTTTGAGGTATAAAATAAATTTCATATATTAATATAAATAAAAAATTATATAAAGTGGTAAATAAACTAACCCTAACTTCAGTAATATCAAAATATTATTTAAACGGTTTAAATAATCAAGTAAAATGGAGGATCAAAAATAATAAATTAACAATATATGCCGGAGAAAGTGGTAGAATATGTAAAGTTCAACATAATAATTTCCCTATTGAGGATTCTGAATTAGGGATATTTGATACTCACAAATTAATCAAACTACTTTCTATCACTAGTGGTGATTTAGCTATATCTTTAGATAAAATTAAATCGGTTTATACTAAAATACACTTTGCTGATTTGAATTTTGACGTAACTTACTCATTAGCCGATATTCTCATCTTAGGAAAAAATAAATGGTATGAAGATCCTAAATCTTTTGATATTGAAGTTGTTCTTACAAGAGAAGATATTGATTATCTTATAAAAGCTAAGGGAGCATTATCTGATGTTAATAATATGTTAATTACTACTACTACTGATTTTGATGGTACTAAAATATGTGAAGTTATATTTGGGGATAATACCGGTTTTTCAAATAAAATAACCTACCAACTCAGAGGAAAAATAACCAGAGAAGACATTCAAATTCCATTTAATTCAGATATATTTAAAGACATTTTAAGTGCCAATAAAGATATGTCAACTGGTTTATTAAGGATATCAGAAGGGTTTGGTTTAAAATTAGATTTTACTACTGAGGAGACAGAAAGTGAATATTTTATCGCTAGAAATGAGTAATTACATATGTATTATAGAACAAAACAGTGAATTTTAGGACACGTAGTTATGTTTACAAATAAATTAATCGAGTAGCTTAGGCACTCACAAAACTAAATAATATGAGTACATTACCATTACCCCATGAACGCACACCGTTCGATTTATTATTCCGAAACTTATTCAAAACAGACGGAGCTTATCAACCCACCACATTTGATAACAAACAATCACACCCCCTAGACATTTTTTACGACGACAACGGTCTTCACTTTGAAGTCGCTTGTACAGGTTTAACTAAGGAGGATATTGATTTAGAAATAGATGGAGATCTTTTAAAAATCTCATACGACAAACCTGAAGAACAAGAGGATTATTTTGGGTATATCTACAAAGGATTAGCCAAAAGATCATTTAATCTAGGTTACAAAGTAGCAGCTACTTATGAATTGGAAAAACTATCAGCCTCAATGAAAGATGGTTTATTACATATTTTTATTCCAATTAATAGTACTAAAGCTAAAAGCAAAATTAAAATTAAATAAAAGTTTTATTAAAAAAGCGTGTCCTAGCGCATTATTTTTCGTATATTTACGTCTAATTAAAAACAAGTTATAAATGACAACAAAAAGAAAGTCAATACAGACTATCACAGATCCTTTATTAGAGCCTTATTTCATTACAAAAGATGAATACAGTTTTGCTGTTAAGCAAAATGTAAAATCGGATGCTGGTCATTTTAGGTCTAAGAAAGGAACACCTAAAACTTACGAAAAATCTTTATTTTATTACCCTCACTTTGAACAAGCTATACAAAAAATAGCTAAATTAAAGGTCGAGAATGGTAATTATAATAATCTAGAAAAGTATATTGAAGATTATGAACTAATTAGCAACCAAATTAAAATTTACACAGATGAGCTTAGAAGCACTATTTAATTCAGTTATTGTCAAACCCATTGAAGTAGAAGAAACTACTTTTGGTAACATTATCGTCCCTGATTTAGGGAAAGAAAAAAATGAAAAAGGAACTGTAATAGCAGTAGGTCCTGGTCAATCCACAATTACAGGAACTTTCCTCCCAACTATTTTAAAAGTGGGTGATGTTGTAATTTTACCTACTATGGGTTTTACAAAATTACCATATGATGGTGAAGAATACTACGTTGGGGTAGAGAACTCGATATTAGCGAAAATTAATAAAACAAAGAATTTAGAAAAAAATGGGTAAATTAGTAAAACTAGGCTCAGAAGCCAGAGAAAATTTAGTAAAAGGGATTGATATATTAGCAGATGCTGTAGTATCAACATTAGGACCTAACGGTAGAAATGTAGTTATAGGTAATATTAATGGGGTTCCTCAATCAACCAAGGATGGGGTTACAGTTGCTAAATCAATTGCATTAAACAACCCAGAACAAGACCTAGGAGTACAATTAGTAAAACAAGCCGCTATTAAAACTGCTGAGAAAGCAGGAGATGGTACAACAACTTCAACATTATTAGCCCGTGAAATGGTTAAAGCAGGATTAAACGCCTTAAATAACAATGAAAGTGCAGTCCAAATCAAAAGAGATATGGATTCTGCCGTTACCCAAGTAGTTTCCAACATCAAGAACCATATATCAGAAGATATTAGTGGGGAAAAACAACTAGAACAAATAGCAACAATTTCTGCCAATAATGACCCTGAAATTGGGAAACTAATAGCCACTGCTATTGATAAAGTGGGGATGGAAGGAGTTGTTCATATTGAGGAGTCTCGTACCGGTGAAACTTATTTAGAAACAGTTGAAGGGTTACAATTTGAAAGAGGTTATAAATCACCCTATTTTGTAACTAATAATACAACTATGACCGCTGTTCTTGATAATCCTCTAATTTTATTAGCAGATTCAAAACTTACACAAGTAAAAGAATTAATACCAATTTTAGAAGCAGTTTCGGCTCAAGCTAGATCCCTCCTAATTATTGCCGAAGATATTGACAACGAGGCTTTAGCTACCTTAATTGTTAATAAAATGAGAGGTACTGTAAAAGTATGTGCTGTTAAAGCCCCTGATTTTGGAGATAGAAGAAAATTAGCTTTAGAAGACATTGCAGTAACTACTGGTGGTGTTGTTTTTGATAAACAAAAAGGAATGAAGCTTGATAAATTTAGCTGGGATTGGTTTGGAGAAGCAAGGACTATTACTATAGAAAAAGAACAAACCACAATTGTAGATGGTAAAGGTAAGGTTGAAGATATTGAAGCTCGTGTTGAGGAATTACAACAACAAGTGGGACAAGCAACAACCCCCTTTGAAATTGAAAAATTACAAGAAAGATTAGCAAAATTTGTTGGGGGGGTAGCTATTATTCATGTAGGTGGAAATACTGAAACTGAAATGAAAGAAAAGAAAGATAGAGTTGATGATGCTTTACATGCCACAAAAGCAGCCATTGAGGAAGGTATCATACCTGGAGGAGGAATTGCTTTATTATGTGCTTCTCACACCATACTATCTGATTCAACCGGAGCTAAAATTGTTAAAAAAGCTTGTAAAAAACCTTTTATACAAATTTTAGTGAATGCAGGGTATAATGAAACTCAAGCAGAAAAATTAGCTGCTGACTTAGTAACACGTCCTCTTTGGTCAGGGTATAATATTAAAACCAAATTACCCATAGTTTCTTTTTGGTCAAGTTGGTTTGGGTATAATATTAAAACTGAAGAGATAGTTAACATGAAAGATGCCGGTATTATAGACCCAACAAAAGTAGCCCGAGCTGCATTACAAAACGCTGTATCCGTAGCAGGTACTGTATTACTAACAGAATGTACCATAGTAGACGAACCTCTTAAGGATAACCCACAACCACAACAGATAGACCCAATGATGGGAATGATTTAAATACTAATTAATAAATAAACAAAAATGAACAAACAAGAATTATTTGAGGAAATTGAAGCAAACTTTAATACCTTATCAGTAGAAAATTCCGGAACAACAAAAGCATCACAACAACGTGCCCGAGCTGCGGCTATGAAAATCAAGAAATTGATCACAGATTATAAAAAAGCATCTGTAGCAGAATCTAAATAAATTAATTGGGGAAACCTTTGGTTTCCCCATTTATTTTTCGTATATTTACACTATGGAAAAAATTATAATAGAAAAAAATATTCTAATTGCTAGAAGACAAGCCCCAGGTGATAGGTGGTCTTTAGTCTCTAATGAACCTAATGGAATTATACATAAAACATTAACTGATTGTTTAGAGGCATACATGGTAAAAACAGGATTTAAGGGTGAGTATAGACTTGCCCCCTTAAAAAGTGAATTATACTCAATATCTTCTACAGAAGAAGAAGTAAAAGTTGAACCTGAAAAAAAATATAATATCTATGGAGATTTTGGGGAATAGTCACGGACTTACTCGACTTTGACTATGGAACTATATAAGTACAACCATGAAACAACATTACGTATACATACATTTAAACCCTAAAACTAAAGAAGTATTTTACGTTGGAATTGGAAAGGGCAACCGAGCATACAATAAGGGGGCGGGACGCAACCAATTCTGGGGTAACTATGTTAATAAACATGGCTTTGAGGTTGAATTAATTGCAGAAGGTTTAACTAGATCTCAAGCCGGTAAAATAGAAATTGAATTAATAGCCTACCTAGGTAGAAGACAAATTGATATTGGTGGTGTACTAGTTAATAGAAGTACTGGGGGGGATGGTGGGTGTGGGGGTTATACCCATACTGAAGAATGGAAAAAAATTGCTAGTGAAAGACAGATAGGAGTACCTAAAGGTCCATTATCCGATAAAGCAAAAGCAAAATTAAGTAAAGCTTTAATAGGTAGAGAAATTACTTGGGGGAAACCAATCTTACAGTTTGACAAAACAGATGTTTTTATTAAAGAATGGCCATCAGCAAAACAAGCATCTAAATCTACAGGAGCAACAAGTATATTTGAAGTAGCAAGTGGTTATAAAAATAAAAGATATAAAAGCTCAGGTGGGTATATTTGGAGATATAAATAAACAATCGTATATTACAGTTATGAAAGAAAATAGTTTATTAGTCGAGCGTTATAGACCTACCACTTTAGATAAGTATGTTGGTAATGAAAATATCAAGAAATCAATTTCCAAACACCTAGATCAAAATGATATTTTAAATCTTATTCTCTACGGTTCAAGTGGTACTGGAAAAACTACATTAGCTAAGATCATTGTCAAAAATTTAGACTGCGACCATTTATACATTAATGCCTCGGATGAAAGAGGTATTGAAACCATTAGAGATAAAGTAATGGGATTTGCTAGTACAGCATCATTTAAACCACTTAAGGTTGTTATATTAGATGAAAGTGATTTTCTAACTATCCAGGCTCAAGCCTCACTTCGTAATATTATCGAAACCTTTTCCCGTACAACTCGTTTTATAATGACTTGTAATTTTATAGAACGTATTATAGACCCCTTACAATCTAGATGTCAGGTTTTAAAAATCATACCACCATCTAAAAAAGATGTTGCTAAACACTTGGCATGGGTATTGGAACAAGAATCTATCGAGTTTGAGATAAATGACTTAGTACCCTTAGTTAACCAATACTACCCCGATTTACGCAAGTGCCTTAATACTATACAGTCATCTACGTTTAATAACGTGTTAAAATTGGATAAATCAATACTAGTATCTTCTAATTATATAGATGAAATTATTAATGAGTTAAAAGCTAAATCAAATTTTAAAACTATTAGACAAATTCTAGCTGATTCTCAAGTAGATGATTTTGATGAATTATTTAGAGCACTTTATGATAGAGCAAGTGAATTTTCCCCCAACAAGGAAGGCTCAGTAGCTATGTTAATTAATGAACACCAATATAAATCAAATTTTCGTATAGACAAGGAAATAAATTGCTCCTCTTTACTTCAAAACCTAATTAATAACAAATAACAAATAATTATGCAACAACAACAACAACAGGCACCACCAATCGACTTATCAACTACATCACCAATTAAAACCTCATCCGGAGGGAGTGTATTTTTACAAGGAGTATTACTTCGCACAGTATCTAAATTTATATCGGGCACCGATGAAGATGCTTTACTACCAATCCCCGTATTCTTTGATTCTCTAACTGGTAAAATTTTAAAAAGCTCTGTTCCTAAAGATTTAAGAGAGGAACTTAAAGACGAACTTATTTAATGAAATCTACCTTTGATTGGATAAAACATATAAACCAATATAAAACCCCTATCGAAGATTTCACACCTAAAGATTGGGATCTTTTTTCACCATATGTAATTCACAAGGTATTAAGTATGAACGAAGACTACCTAGAACTGGTAAACGAGGTTCAAAAAATACTCCCCCAAAATAAAAAAGAGATATATTCAATTTATAAAGAATTTATCCCTAAAAACAATAAATGGAGTAGTTATATTAAATCTAAAGTTAAACAACCTAATAATGATTTAATCCACCACCTACAAGAATATTTTAAATGTTCTAGTAGGGAAGCAAAAATATACGTAGATTTGTTGGGTGTTGATAAAATAAGTTGTATATTAAGGGATATAGGAATTGAAAAAAAGGAAATGAAAAAACTACTAAAATGACACTATTACTTTACAAAATGTTGCTATCTTCTGCAGAATCAGATAAAGCAAAATCAATGTTATCCCTAGATTTACTAGGAAATCAAGCAGTTGGGATAGGTGACCATTCTACTGGGGATTTTTATAAAAATGCTGAAGAGGCTCTTAGAATGTTAATAGATGCTGAAGAAAGGATTACAATTTTAAAAAAACAATTCTCACCAAAAACACAAATAAATGAGTAACTCAGTCACTAAATACGAAGAAATTATGAGCGATAGAGAAATTATGAATTCGAAAAACCCTAAAACAACTCGAATTCAAAGTTTAAATTTAGAAAAATTAAATAATGCGTTAAATGGTGGATCAAGTGCAGTACAAGACTTTGAATTTGAATACCCAAAATTAGCAAATGAGTTTAAAAACATACAACAAGAGCAATACGAATTATTTGCACGGAAAATGATTTCATATGGGAGGGGTAATATCTCCTTAGGGGGTAACTTAGAAAATAAAGAAGATAAACAACTCTCCCTAACCTCTATATGGATTAGGATGATTGATAAAATGAATAGGTTAAAAAATATGGTGGTTAAAAACCACACCAACCCCCTAGAAGATGAATCTATAGAAGATACCTGGAGGGATATTTCAAATTATGCTTTAATAGCTTTATTAGTAGGGAAAGATAAATGGTGATAACCTATCATTTTTCGACAAAATCCCCATATGTATAATAAAACATAGATATGAAAAATAAAATATGTACTAAATGTCATAAAAATTTAAGCTTGAGTTCCTTTAATAAATTAAAAATTGCTAAGGATGGTTTAGCTTATGAGTGTAAGTTATGTGGTAGGGAAAGAAATAAAAAGTATAATAAAGATAATAAGGAGAAAATATCACTTACCCATAAAAAATACTATCAAAAAAAAAAAAAACAATAATTGAAAATTCAAAGGTATACAATGAAAAAAATTATGAAAAAATTAAAGAATATAAAAAATCATACTTAGAAAACCCCACAAATAAAGAAATACAAAAACTAAATGTCAAAGAGTGGAGAACAGAAAATATAGAACATCATAGAAAAACTAGAAGAGAATATATGAGGGATTACAGAAAAACAAACCCCAATTATATTTTAAAAGAAAATGTAAGTCATTACATTAGAAGAGTTTTAAATGGTGGAAAAAGTGGTTCATATGAAAAATATTTAGGTTGTAATATTGAGGAATATAAGAAATATTTAGAAAATCAATTTGATGAAAAAATGACTTGGGAAAGTTATGGTAAGGATGGGTATTGGGAAATTGACCATATTATACCTACTAGTAAGGGGGGTAGCTTCCATTATACTAATACTAGACCCTTATCAATTTTTGAAAATCGAAGTAAAAAAGACAAAAAATAATTTGGCTCGGAAAATACCTAAAATAGTAAAAGATATTATTAATAATCCACCTAAGGCAATAAATTTTGCATATCAAAAGAATATATCATATTCTCAGATGTCTATATTTAGAGGTTGCCAATATCGTTGGAAACTACAATATAAGGACAAGAAACGTAAGTTTACATCCAGTATATTTACTGTTTTTGGAAGTGCAATTCACGAAGTTATTCAACATTATTTAGATGTAATGTATGACAAGAGTGGGGTGGAGGCTGATAAAATTGATTTAGAAGAATTATTCCAAGAAAGGTATATAGCAGAATACCAAAAACAATATAAGGCTAATAAAAATGAACACTTTTCATCAGCAGAAGAGATGAGAGAATTTTTTGAAGATGGAGTAGGAATCTTAAAGTGGTTTGCCAAAAAACGAAGTAAATATTTTAGTAAAAAAGATACTTATTTAGTAGGTTGTGAAATACCCATTATAATCCCACCAAATAAGATGTATAGTGATGTATTATACATGGGATATTTAGATGTTGTAACATACCACGAACCAACAGAAACATTCAAGATAATAGACATTAAGACCAGTACCAGATCATGGAATAAAAGTAAAAAAGATGATAAAAATACAAGAGCCCAACTCATCCTATATAAAAAATACTTCTCAGAACAATATAATATACCATTAGATAAAATCCAAATCGAATTTTTTATATTAAAAAGGAAAGTATTAGATTATGATGATGAAAAATTAATGTCCCCCCACCAGGCTTATAGGGTGCAAATATTTACACCACCTAGTGGAAAAAATAGTATAAAATTAGCACATTCTGGGGTTTTGGAATTTATAGATGAGGCATTTACCTACCAAGGCGAAATCAAAGAAAAAGAATACCCTAAATCACCTAGTAAGTGGAATTGTTCTTTTTGCGCCTATTCTGATGACAAGGAATTATGTGGGGCGGGGGCGCATTTTAAATAACCCAATGTATACGTATATACAATAATAACGTTTTAATAAATAAAGATTATGAGTAACAATAAAGAGATGACACGAACTAGTGTTATGGTTCAAAGTGATTTATTTGAGGAATTTAAGATTGCTTGTGTAAAAAGAAAATTTTCATTACAAAAACTAAATGACCGTGCTATTTTCCTATACCTCTCAAATGAGGAATTTCGTAAACAGATAACTAATCAAACTAATTTAGAATTGTAGTAATATGAATAATTTTCTCTGTATATTCTCCCACCCACCTTACCATGTATAAATGACATTAGAGTCATCATATATGGGTAAAAGGAAAACACAAGAAGAATTTATAAAGGATGCCATCAAGGTACATAAGGGGAAATATAATTATTCCCTTGTTATATACAAAGGGGTTAAGAATAAAATTAAAATTAAATGTCCCCAAAACCATACATTTGAACAATCCCCCAACGATCATTTAAATGGGCATGGGTGTAAAGAATGTTCAGGTTGGGGAAAATACACCACCTCCAGAGAAGAGTTAATTTCCTCTTTAGAAGAGGTACATGGGAAATATTTAGATTTTAGCAATATTGAATATAAGGGTTTTATGCAAAAGGTATTAGTATCATGCCCCCAACATGGACCCTTTAATAAAAATGTTGCTGATTTGTTAATAGGGAAACAAGGATGTCCTAAGTGTAGTTGGGAAAAGATGGGAGCTAAATTTGCGTGGAATTTACAAATTTTCATATATAAAGCTAATTTGATACATAATAACTTATATGATTATTCCACCACTAAGTATACTAATGCTACAACTAAGGTAAATATTATATGCCTTAAACATGGTTCTTTTGAACAGCAACCTAAAGACCATATAAATCAACAACAAGGGTGCCCTTCATGCTCCCAATCCAAAGGTGAAATTTTGGTTAGTAAAATTTTGAAAGAGCTAGATTTAGATTTTAAATCTCAACACACATTTGAAGGGTGTGTTAATAAAAGAAAATTAGTATTTGATTTTTATTTACCCCAATATCAAATATGTATAGAATTTGATGGTATACAACATTCTACTCCTATAAAATTCTTTGGAGGATTAAAATTCTTTAATTATATTAAACATAATGATAATATCAAAAATATATATTGTAATGAAAATAACATAACTTTAATTCGTATTAACTATAATCAAATAAGTAAAATTAAACAAATAATAAACAAATATGTCTAACATTCAAAATGCCCATTTTCGTCACGTTGAGCAAAAGTATCGTAAAAAGATACTGCTCGTTTGTGACGATATTTAATTAGAGTACATTCCGGAGTGGCAACAATTGCCAAAGAAATAGTATGTGGTACGGCACACCATTTTAATTGGGTACAAGTAGCGGGTGCAATAACCCACCCTGATAAGGGAAAAAGATTAGATCTATCCCCTAGCACTGATAGTGAAGTTGGTATGGAGGGTTCTAGTGTTATATTATACCCCGTTGATAATTATGGTGATTCAAGAATTCTAAGAGAAATAATCCAATTTGAAAAACCTGATGCTTTATTTTTAATTACAGATCCAAGA